GTAACGCCTGTGACCGGATCTCGTTTAAATTTCCCTTTATGCGGTTGTAATCCTCTATATTAAAATATTCTCCCTCTTTCCAGTTAGTCTTTGGCTGTTGCCACATTACTCATATCCCTCCTTGCTTTTATGGAACCACTTAAAGCGCCATTGAATTTTAAAGTATGCTCATACACTCTCAAGAGTAGATCCGGGGCATACTTGTTTTCCAAGAATGCAATATCGTTCGCATCGATCCGGGGCTCTCCACGGTACTGGAGATCATACTGCCGATCTGATTTAAGATAATCCCCAATCCAGTCTGCGATATTAGCTGCATGAACCGCATCTGATACCAGGGGATTCCTCCATACTTCCTGGCTACCGGTAGGATTTAACTGCCGTGTTATACTAGCTTTCACGCTTGTTAGTTCCCGACCAGATATTGACACCTCAACCGCCCCTGTAACCCCTGTAATTTCCACCGTAGCAAAATAGTTGCTACGGTTTATAATAGTAACTGTCTGGCCCTCTCCTGGTTCTGTCAGGGTGCAGGACAAGTCGTAAGAGGGATTATTAAAGTAAAAAATGTACTGGTTATCTGCAGCCGTTACTGCGATTGTTTCTTTTGCTAGTTCTTTCTTTTCACCTGCTTGATTGTAAAGCGTACGAACTACCTGCAGCTCTCTTACCTTGGCAAGCTGTGTCCCCTTTGGTGTTTTGGTCAGCTCATGGCCATATTCAAAGACATAATCCGTACTATCCCCAAAAGCGATATTATTCAGAATCACCCTGTTGTTGGGAAGGCCCTTTGTAAATTCCAGGACCAGCCTGTCAAACTCATCAAATTCGTGGCTAATGACCGTTGTTGCCATCAGATCAGTTACGGTGTAATCTTCCACCAGTTCCCCGTCGTGGTAAGCGTGAAAGACCATTTCTAATGGATTATTGCTGCCAAATTCCAACGTCAGACCAAAGCACTTGAAAGAAGCTTCCAGGTTGATCTCCACAGTAGGATTGACAACGAAAGATCCATCACTTTGCGCTACTGGCTTCGACACATAGCCAACATTCAAATAGATTGCCCCATCTTCCTGCCTTGGAAGAAAATACTGTGTAGGGGTTACGCTAGCATAGTCTTGGGCGGATAAAGCATAAGACTTCTTTACCGCCTTATCCAGTACAGATCCAGCACGGCTGAAATAAGTCTCATTATCCGAACTGGCTTCCATATCCGGAATGAAGCTGGATTTTAAAAAGATATTCCCCTCCCTGTCCTGATAAAGAATACACCGGCCAGCATTGGCAATAAGCTGCAGCGCTTCCTTATGTGCAACAACCGGCACAGGATTGGAAACCTTTACAGACTTTAAATAACTGTCAATCCAGTAAGTACGATTATCAATCCCGGCATCGGCAAGCACATCGAGCGCCAGTTCGTAGAGACTGATACCATCTGGGCGATATAAACCTTTATGATAAGTTTTGTCCATGTAATCGAACCGATCAGACGCAGAAAAGGTCAACTCCTCATCATCAGCAGACCATTCCTTTAATTGCACCACTGCTCCAGGTAGCCACTCCACGGATCCATCGTCAAGCTCCTGGCCATATAGGACGGTTATGTCCTGGCCAATCTCCAAAAAGTTTACGGAACTTTCTTCGTTTTCAATGTCAAAGGCTCGGTCTTTATTATTTACGGACAGGCTAAAGTCAATGGTTGGAAGTTCCTCCATAATTGGACTGATATGCTCTTTCTTCGTAGCAGATAGAATATTTTTGTTGTCAAAATAAATACCAATTCCCATAGTGATCTTGTGGATCCGAAACCTGCTTTGGCCGTTTACCATAATTGAAGGTGTAAAACGCAGGAACGTTGCTCCATTAAAAATCTCCTCTGTTACGAAATGTCCCGCTGAATTCCCGGTGATCTCCACCGTGTTGCTATCGGATTGTATGGTAAAATCCACCGGATAAGCTTTTCCAAATTCAATGGTCAAGCCCTTAATGTCATGCTGGACTGGGAACCAGATTTCTACCGGCCCCATAAGTCCTTCTGACACAATCCCTTGATTCAGAACTACATCAGCCCGTTTCCGCGGAAGGAAGTACATGCTGCCATTTACAGGCGTGTAATCTTGGTCACAGGTTGCGTATAGCTCTTTTACATCGTAATTGTCCAGGGGCATTTTATAACTACTGTAATAGGTGTAGTTATCCCGATCTGGAATGTAAGCACTTGCCTGCGCCTCCTGATTGATTAAGCCAATGGTGACCCGTATAAATGATAGAGGGTCCCTGAAATCACGGCGCATCAGGTCTTTATATTGTTGGCTTGCTGGCTGCATTACTCAATCACCCCACAATCAATAATGTTTACTTTGCAATCCTGGTACATAGTAGGGAGACCATCAGTATCAAACTCAACAGGCGTGGCTGTTCGATTGCCTGGATACATTCGAATTGTCATCATGCGGTTATTTACCATATCCGGCATTCTGGCCGTTACTACGAATTTATTAAACTCCTGTAGCATGGCTGACCAGGTGGCAGCATCTAAAAACTTCCACTGTAATCCCTCAAATTTATGCTGGTCTCTCCCCACTCTCTGACCAATAAATTCTGCCTTTGCGTTTTTTCCATCACTAACATTGGTTGCGACAACAAGATTGCCCCCAATGTCGGGAGACGGAAACTCCCGGCCATTGATTGTTAGTACTGCCATATAGCACCGCCTCCTTTATGTATTTCTTAATGAATAACCGCTTCTTTTTTCTAAATCAGATAACTTACTTTTAATCTCCCGGATATCAATATTTACAGTCAGGTCCATTGATTCTATCAGATCAACAATCTTCTGGAGCAGATCTACCATAATAGACAGGTAATGATCTGACATGGATTCAGTAGGCATAGACATAACTTGACTGGCCATGCTCTGGACCTGATCTGTGGTGCCAGTACTACGTCCTGTGGTTCCGATCAGGGACAACTGAGGTGTTGCATTGCTGACAATCGCACTCATGCTAGAAGCTAATGGTGCTATAGCAGATCTCATGCCATACTGCACCGCTCTTGTAATACCTTCCGTTATCTGCATATTGTTAGCGACTGCAGCTTTACCACCCCAGCTACCGACCATTTCAGGATTCCCATTCTCGTTTGCAACAAATAGACTTCCGGAACCAGGGAAGCCTCCAGTAGCATGGCCCTTCACTCCTGGACCACTACTTACATAACTCTTACTGCTTCCGGGTCCGGAGGAATCTTCTTTTTCCTTCTTTTCCTTTGCGTCTTCCTTGGCTCCCTTGACCAGGTTCTTTGCTCCATTAATAACATTATCAAACGCTTCGCCTACCGTTTTTGCAATTCCGCCTAACCAGTCAGTAATGCTATTCCATATTTCCTGCATACCCTTCCATAGGCTATTCATCACGTCTTTTCCAACCTGGGTCATTTCATCTAGCTTGAATACCTCCTTAATCTTTTGCCAGATCTCTCCAAACCAGTCTTTGATTGCATTCCATTTTTCTTCAATGGTGGACTTTACACTATCCCAGATTTCAGACAACTTATCCCGGAGGGCCTCAAAAATTTCAGTTGCTTTATTTTTAATGGCATCCCAAATATTTGACGCAAGCGTTTTAATTTCATTCCAAACCAGCTCCCAGACACCCTTGATGAGATCAAGCACAGTCTTTATAACGGAGTTAATCGTATTTATTGCGAGGGACACAATGCTCTTCATGGCATCCCATACACCACCAAGGAAGGTTTTCATTCCCTCCCAGGCTTTATCCCAGTCCCCAGTGAACACGCCAACAATGAAGTCCATGAGGCCGCCTAATGCCGTCAGTATATCACCTACTACTTCACTTACGCCTGCGAAGAACTCAAAGAATCGGGTAATGGAGTTTTGAATAAATTCTGCAATAATTGGTGCTGCAGCCTCCATAAACCAGAGAATAAATGGCAACAAAACATTTTCCCACAGAACCGTAATGGCGTCTGCAACTTTTCCGGCAAACTCCATAAATTTATCAATCAAGGGAGAAAGATACTGCTCTTTAAAATCCTGGAACTGCTCCGATAAATTAGTTAAAATCGGAAGAAAATAAGTATTGTAAAGTTCTAAAAACTTTGTTGCGATTTCGGTAAAACCTTCCTTAAATGACATTAACAAAGGGGCTATGTGCTCATTATAGGTAATTCCTATCTTTTCAAAGACCTCAGAAATCAGGTCCTTTATTGTAGTGAATATGGGTTCTACCGCACTGAATGTATCCTCCAACGACTGCTTGATCAGATCCTTGTTTTCTACAAACGGAGCCGTGATTAGATCCAGAATATCCACCCCGAAAGTTGTGGTAAGCTCCGTTACCCCCATAAAGGCTTCCGCAAAAATCCCTATGACATCTGCCGTAATTTGCTTTGCACTCTCACTTCTGAATGCAGAAATAACCTCGGCAAAGGCTACGTTGAAGTTTCCAATTATATCAGCAGTTCTTCCACCGATATCAAACATAGCCACAATATACTCCACCAATCGGTCTTTGTTCTGCTCCAGGAACTTATCAATTCCACCCAGGAGATTATCTGCAATGGTAGCGCCAACAGAAACCATACTACCAGCAGTTTTCCCTAGATTAAGAGCAATGCGGTTTCCGAAATCATTCGCAGACTCTAGAACTGTAGGATCCATAAAGATATCTTTTAAGCTCTGTCCGATCCCCTGGACTGATTGCTGAATACTGTCCAGCACAGAGGTGTCCCCGAAACCAATATTAAACCCACCTTTGAATAGACTGGCAAGTTCCCTTACCCTATCAATCAAGGCTTGATACTTATTTCCCAGCTCATCCGCTTCGGTATCCAACGAGCCCATATCAAACTCATCCGCAGCATATTCACCACCGGCCCCAGCTCCTGAGCCGCCGCCGCCACTGCCCGTATCTGGATTGATGATGTTCAACTCATCTATCCCTGTGGACATTCCTTTAATTTCCTTAGCGGCTTTCTTAGCAGCTCCACCAGTCCCACCAACAGCTCCGGACGCTTTATCTGCCTCATCAGTAACAACTCCCATGCCAGATGCCGCAGCGGAAGCCACGCCACCAGCTCCCTTTTTGCCTGTAACCAGCTCTGTAAAGGATTTAAAAGCATTAGCTAGGCTCATCAGCTTTCCGATAATCGTATTTATTACCTGGATTACTGGAGTGAGAACATTAATAAGTCCTTGACCGATGGTAGCCTTTAGGGAATCAAAGTTTAATTGCAAGATCCTTACCTGGTTTGCCCACTGGTCACTGGTACGACTAAAGTCACCGGTTGCAAGAGCAAGCTGATCCTGTACAAATTTATACCGCAAAGCTACTTTTTCAGCCTCGGACATTTTAGCCGTTACCTTACCGTAACCATTTGCCATGGCGTAGCTGTCAAGGGCATTCTGGGTCATAACAATACCCAGGTCCTTCAACGTTTCCGTCTCGCCAGTAAATACGGATTTCAGCTTTGTGTACGCTTCATCTTGGGAAAGGTTGTAAAAGGATGCTACGTCTCCAGCCAGACCGGTTAAAGTGGTGGACATATCGTAGGCTGCACTTTCAGAGAATCCGAAAGCCTTTGCCATTGCGCCAAACGTACCAGTAAACTTCTTAGCCATCGTCTCCGATAGACCAAAAGACTGGGCTGCATTCTTGGCGAAATCATCAACCTGTTTGGACATTCGAGGGAACGTAACATCAACAACGTTCTGGACCTCGGTAAGATCGGAGCCAAGTTGAACCGCGCTCCTGCCAAAGTCAATAATCTTTTTAACAGCAAAAGCGGCAGCCAGAGCCTTACCTGCCTTTGAAGCTAAACCCTGAATGCCGTTCATCTGTTTATCAAAATTGTTTTTATTTACTACGAGGTCAAGCCCGATCTGACCTACACTTTCAGCCACCAATACCACCTACCTTTATCTGTATCAGGCAGACATCGGCACAGTGGCACTACTTGTCTTGATTAATTATCAGTTCAAAATCTTTCTTACAGTGCCTTGCTTTGCACCGTAAAAAAACACCCTTGCAGGATGCGTTCTTTTTATCATACATAATATTTTGTTCGTATCCACAGTGGGGACATTTTGCTTTTATTTTCTCAATATTTATCACCCCCCACATAACTGTGCAAACATCTGCTCCAGTGACTTCATTTCTTGATCGTAGGTTGCTGGAGCCATAGCCTCGGCTTTCCGGTTTCTCCAGGCATCGTATATGCGTTTCTGATCCCTGTTAAAGTTCTTGATCACATTCTTGTCTGTCTCTGCCCTAATTGCCACCATTCGCCCTAAAGGGGTTTCTGGGTCAATTCCTGAAAGAAGGGACTTAAACTCATCCCAGCTTACAGACTCAAATTCTTTGGTCCGTATTCTCAACCCGTACTGCGAAAGGAAACTAGAAATAATTAAATCCCAGTCCTCAAATAGATCGTAGTACGGGTCACTGCTCTCCCTGGCTAACGTCCTCCCCGGTTATCAAGCCAATAGCTTCCTGAACCACTACAATCAAATCGCTAAAATTTAAGCTTAGCTTCTCAATTTCTTTTTTTGACTTGTCTGGAAACATCATTTCATAAGTCTCCAGAATTTCGTTAACCCCTGGATCATTTGCGCCCATGATTCCCATAACCTTTAGCATGGTTGGAGCGTCTGCGTTTACTTCCAATTTCTTTCCTTTAATCATCAAAGAAGGATTACCTTCAAAGGTTAATTTCTCTGTGATATCAATTACTTTTGCCATAGTTTAATCTCCTTTCAAAAAAGAGCCAGGTTTTATACCTCTGGCTCTACGTCTGGTTCTTTACTTTCTTCTTGTTCTTCTGGCTCCGCGGGCGGCGTATCAGCTACGCTCCCGCTGGCGTAAAATTTGGTTTGCCCTTACACTTCACTTCAAATTCCAGAGCGTCCACCGCTGTGCTATCTCCACCTGCTGGAGTAGTGACATTAATAATTGCATCAAAGGCCACCTTTGCTCCTGAAGGCAGCTCCCATTCAAATGGAGCTACCACATCATTTCCAGATTTCCAAGCAAGTCCTGAAACATAATCATTGCCAGGATCTCCGTAGGTACGTTTCCCTTGGAAGGAGAATGACAGCTTTTTGCTGGTCATCATAGCATCCCCCCAACCTCCGGTTTCCATTGCATTCCATTCTTCCACCCCACCTTCAATAGATGGAGCAAAATTTGTTACATTGGCAATTGTCACCATTGAATCCTTTTTTCCGTCCAATCCCACTTTGAATTTGTTGTTATTAACGGGATACACTTTAGCATCTGCCATTATTTCACCTATTCCTTTCATAAATAAAATCCAGCCATATCACATATTCATACACTCCACCATCATCTGATCCAACGTCCTGCGGTTCGGGAACCATCAGACGCAGATAATTGATATGGGTATCTCCTATGATAAGGCTGGTTACTCTTCTTAGTTTTTCAAATAAATCATAGGCCTCTCTCTCTGCCTCATCTTTGCTTTTATTCCAATGGATCAGGAGTGATAC